CCCGAGGTGGCCCCGGCGCTCAAGCTCTTCGGCCAACTCCGCCGCTACACCGAGGCGGTGATCGCCGCCGCCGAGACGGCCGCCGACTTTGCGGCCTTCCTGCACAGCAACTCGCCGGCCGCCGAGGTCGACGAGGTGACGGCGTTCGCCGAGATGCCGATCGAGAAGCGGTCGATGGTCACGCTCCCCGAGGGCTGGGACATCTCGCAACTGCGGGCCGAGCAACCGACCACGCAATACCCGGCGTTCGTGCGGCAGATCCTCGGGGAAATCGGGCGTTGCCTGAACCTCCCGTTCAACGTCGCCGCCCTCGACTCCTCGCAATACAACTACGCCTCCGGCCGCATGGACCACCAAATCTATGCGATCAACCAGCGTGTCGACCGTGACTCCGTAGAGCGGGTGATGCTCGACCGCGTCTTGGCGGCGTGGGTCAACGAGGCCACGCTCGCCGGCATCCTGCCCGAGGGCCTGCCGCTCTTCTCCGAGTGGGATTGGTCGTGGCAGTGGGACGGGCGCGACCACGTCGACCCCGCCAAGGAGGCGACGGCCGCCGAGACGCGGCTCCGCACTCACACAACCACGCTCGCCGCCGAATACGCCAAACAGGGCAAGCAGTGGGACCAGGAGCTCCGGCAACGCGCCGCCGAGGTGGCGCTTCAGAAGGAGCTCGGCCTCTTCGTCGACTTTACACCAGAGGTGAACTACGGCGGCCAACTCGACGAGAACGGCGACCCCGTGGGGAGCGAGCCATGACCGACGACTTTTGTGACCTCGACGACTCCTTCGACTTCGTGGAGTTCCTATGAGCGACAACCTCCGCCTCTCGTCTGACGTGACCTTCCTCCGGGCCGCCGAGGGCGAAGCCGCCGCCGGCCCGAAGCGGTTCCGCATCGTCGCCTACACCGGCGCGCCGATCCGCCAGGCGTGGAGCCGAGAGCCGGTCGTGATCGACCTGGCGGGGATGACGCTTCCCTCGACGATCCCGATCGTCCTCGGCCACGACTACTCGCTCGGCTCGATCCTCGGGCAGGGCCGCCCGGTCGTGCAGGGAAACGAGCTCATCGTCGAGGGCGAGATCCTCGCCGACAGCGAGACCGCCCGCCAGGTGCTCGCCCTCGCCGCCGCCGGCTACGAGTGGCAGGCAAGCGTCGGTGCCGACGTGGGCCGGCATCTGAAGTTTGGCGAAGACCAGACCACCACCGCTAACGGGCAGACCCTCGTCGGGCCTGTCCGCGTTGTACGGGCCTCCACACTGCGGGAGACCTCTTTCGTAACGCTCGGGGCCGACCGCAGTACGGCCATCTCAATCGCCGCCGAAGAGGTGGCAGAGGAGCAAACCATGGCGGCAGACGCCACCCAGAAGCCCACCGACGAGGTCGTTTCGACCCCGGCTGTGGAAGCCACGGCGGAGGTCGCCGTGGAGCCCGAGAAGGTCGAAGCCCGTGACGAGAGCGCCGCTCTCAAGGCCCAGATCGAAGCCCTCAACGACAAGGTCAACAAGATGGAAAAGCTCCACGCCACGCGCGACGAGCGGCCCGCCGCCCCGGCGGTCCACGTCGCCCAGCCCGCCGCCATCACCGCCGAGGTGGTGGAGGCTTCGTTCGCCCTCCAGGGCGGTCTCCCCAACGTGGAGAAGCGGTTCGACGAGAAGACGCTCGAAGCGGCCGGCAAGGCCCGCGGCGCGCTGTCCCTCGGCGAGGTGCTGCTCCAGGCCGCCATTGCCAACGGCTATGACGGCACCCGTCGCGTGACGGCTGCGACCCTGCGGCCCATCATGCAGGCGGCGTGGGCGACCCACTCGATCGCCGGCATCCTGAGCAACACGGCAAACAAGTTTCTCCTCGCTGGCTTCGACTCGGTCGAGTCGGCGTGGCGGTCGATCTCTGCGGTTCGCTCCGTGAACGACTTCAAGACGCTGACGAGCTACCGGCTCAACGGCTCCTTCAAGTTCGTGAAGGTGCCGAACGGCGGGCAGCTTGAGAACGCCGCGGCCAGCGACGAGAGCCGGACGATCGCCGCCGAGACCTACGGGATCATGACCTCGGTCACCCGTACGGACCTGATCAACGACGACCTCGGTGCTCTCACGGCGGTGCCGCAGCGCATCGGCCGTGGCGGCGCGCTGAAGCTCAACGACGTGTTCTGGACCGAGTTCCAGGCGAATCACGGGTCGTGGTACACCTCGGGTCGTGGCAACCTCGAGTCGACGGCTGGGGCGCTTTCGCTCTCCAACCTGAAGAAGCTCGTCACGCGGTTCCGCAAGCTGAAGGACCCCGATGGCAACCCCGTCGCGGTCATGCCCAGCGTGCTCCTCGTGCCGGCTGACCTCGAGATCGCGGCTGCTGAGATCATGGGCGCTTCGCTCCTGGTCGGCGGCAGCTCGACGGTGCCCAACGTGAACCCGCTGGCCGGTCGCTATCAGGTGGTCGCCTCGACCTACCTGTCGAGCATCGAGGACTACTACCTCGTCGCCAATCCGGCTGATCTGCCCGCGATGGAGGTGGCCTTCCTCAACGGCGTGCAGAGCCCGGTGGTGGAGACGGCCGAGGCCGACTTCAACACGCTCGGCGTGCATATGCGTGGCTACTTCGACTTTGGCGTGGCCAAGGCCGAGTACCTCGCCAGCGTCAAGGGCGATGCGACCTGATGTCGGACAAGTGCCCGGCGGGCCGGAGCAATCCTGCCCGCCGGGCTTCCTTCACACTTCACATGAAAGCAGGTGATCAACATGGCTGATTACGTCTCGGAAGATTGCGCCGTCCAGTACACGACCACGCCTGCCGTCGCGGCCGGTGCGGTCGTGGGCGACGTGGTGGTGCTCAACGACCTCGTGACCGTGGCTCCGCGGCCCATCGCCGCGAACAAGCTCGGCGCGGTGGCCGTCGAGGGCGTGTTTTCGCTTCCCAAGGCGTCCGGTGCCATCGGCCAGGGCGCGATCGTCTACTGGGACGCGACCGCCGGCAACATCACGACGACCTCGTCCGGCAACAAGCGTGCCGGCAAGGCCGCTGCTGCCGAGGGTTCCGCCGCGACGACCGTCAAGGTGCTGCTCAACATCGGTTGAGCCGCCTGTCGATCTGGTCGCGAAAGAGGGGGCTTGGGGCCAGGTGACGCCGATGCGTCGCCGGCCCCAGCCCCCGGTGGCGGGAGTCTGTTGTCGTGCAGGACATGCTGGCCAATGCCGAGACGTGGTTTGAGGCGCAGCGGCGAGAGCATCTTGCCGTCACGGTCTCGTACCAGCCGACGGTTGGCCTGGCGCGACAGTGCCGGGCGACGCTGATTACGGGCCGCTGGGAGGCTCTCAACAAGGACGGCCAGATCGTCCGCATTGAGACCCGCGACTTCATCATCCACCGGGACGAGCTTCCGCAAGATCCGAAACGCGGCGACCGCGTCGTGGTGGTCGAAAATGGCGCGACAAAGACCTACGAAGTCTCGATTCCGGCCGGTGCCGACAACCCGTGGCGGTGGTCGGATCGCTCGGAGCGAATCCGCCGGATTCACACGATGGCGGTCTCTGGAAACACGGCGGTGCCAAACGTGAACCTCCTTGTCCGTGCTTCCGGCGTGTCGGCCTCCGCGGCCATCACCGACGAGCAGATCAAGTCGCAGTTGACGCTCGACCTTGGCCAGACCCGCACGCTGTCGCGGCAGCTGGTGGCGGCGTCACAGTACGTCTACGTGGTCATGCCGGACTCGTTTGGCTCCCCCGCGTTCCGCGTCAACGGCTTCAGCTCGACTGCCTGGGAGCTGACGACGCGATCCATCGTGTTTGACGGGCAGGCATCACGCCACTATCGCGTCTACCGCTCAACCTACGCCGTGACCGGCAACATCCTGCTCGAGGTCTCCTGACGTGTCGCAGATCAAGGGCACCAACGTCATCGCTCCCGTCGTGCCGCTGGACACGGCGGACCAGCATCCGTCGCACGAGGCCCGGTATGGCAAGGGCGGCTACCGAACGGTGGCGACGACGGTCGAGCGAGACGCGATCCCGGCTCCGCGGCGCGAGGCCGGGATGCTCGTGTACGTTGAGGCGGATGGCAAGGCATACAAGCTGCTGGCAAACCTGACTTCGTGGGAGGAGTTCAAGAGCGGTGCGTCAACGTGGGAGGAGTTGGCCGGCAAGCCGTCGACGTTCCCTCCGTCGTCCCACGCCGCCTCGCACGGCCAAGGCGGCTCGGACGAGATCACGGTGGCCGTTGGGCAAGTGACCGGCCTGCAGGCCGCTCTGGACTCAAAGTTGAGTGCCACGGACGCGAGCGTGACGAACGCCCGCGAGTGGTCGGCGTCCACGGTCTCGCAGGCCGACGCGGAGGCTGGCACCAGCACGACCCGCCGGGCCTGGACGGCTCAACGGGTCTTCCAAGCCATCGCCGCATGGTGGGCGGCATCGTCCGCGAAGAC